CTTCCTGATAAGGCAATATATGTAGTAGTTGATGCATCGTAGTATTCTATTTTAGCTGTCTTAGCTGATGCATTTACATTTGCTACGTTTATAAACTTTACAATCCCTTTAAAGTTACTAGGACACTCGTAGATGTCTGTCCTGTCTGTGTTCGATGGTGCAGCTCCTGCTGATATGAATGTTGAATCAGCCATTGAGCTTTCTATATAACCACCAAGCTGCCGCACCATTGGCAGGTAATAAGTATAAGAAAGTTGCAAATTCTTTCATCATAAAAGAAGAAAGACCTAGGTATAGACAAAATACAATCGCTATACATAGGAATAGATGTAACAGTTCTCTACTTATTTCTTGTGGCATAATTAATCGCTTGTTTTTTTAGTTTCTATTGAAATTACGACTTCTTGTTCTTTAGGTATATCTGCAGAAATGTTAATTGCACTTCCTGCACATCCTACTAATCCTAAACTTACAAAAAGCATTACTAATAAGTTTTTCATGTTCTTTCCTTGTAAAAAGGTGGGGAGAATTAACCCCCCACCCTAGTTAGTCGTTAAGCGAAAGTATCGCCTGCTTCCGCATCACCTATTCCACCAATGTCAGCAATAAGAGCCCATACTCGGACTTTAGAGTTAACATCTGCAGTACCAACAGTTACATCTAGTGTATCTGCTGCAGCATAAGTAACAGCGAGTTCAGCGACAGCATCGCCTGAAGTCATTTGACCTGCACTTTGAGTAGCAGCAGCAACATAAACTACTGAGCCATCTCCTAGTGCTAAAGTACCTGTACCAGTACCTGCGGTAATAACATCAATACCTGCACTCATTACTATAGAGTTAGCAGGAAGATTAATCGCTTGATAAACATCAGCATTTGTTAAAGCGGTTGATGTTCCATCAATAACGGTTGATTGTACATAAGTTTTAGCAACACCATTACCAGAAACATGTCCAGTAGTGCCTGTGCCGCCTGTTTTAGTTAAAGTAGCCATTAGTTATTCTCCCCTTAATCTAATTTAACGAAAGCTTTAGCTATGGATTCAGTACGTAGTACTTTCCTACCATAAACGTGTAAGCCTCGAACAATGTCAGCAAAAGATTCTGTGTCTCTAACAACTTCAGTTTTAGCAATCTGTGAAGCAGTAGATGTACTGCCTTGATGCCCAACTAGAACAGTATGCACACTAGCTGTAGTAGCAGCAGGCATATTGTTAGACTTATAAAGTCTAAAGCCGTTTATTAGTTGAGGAACCACTAAACCATTTCTTAACTGTGAGTTAGCTTCGTTTAAGAAGTTAGCGTCAAGTAGTTTTGAACTAGTTTGTTGTAATTCTTCAAAGAATCTTGGAGCAGCAACAGCCCAACGGTTGTCTGTTGGAACGTTTCCGTCATCTAGAAGTCTTCCTAGACGAGCAAGTACGTTAACAGGATCAACTTCATCAGTACCGAAACCAGTATCGATTGAGTTTGTTGCATGGTCTGCACCGTAAGTGTTACCTGAAGTAACTGCTGAAGCGATGTCAGAAAGAACCTCTGCATCATAGCTGTCTTTAAGTGCATATGCACCTGCTGACGTTGCTAATGTTTCAAAGTTAACATGTCCTTGTCTTTCTTCAATGTCGTCTACTTTAAAAGCAAATGCGTTAGCTTTGTCAATAGTTAATTGAATTTCATCATCGGCTAGGTCTTGTGTATTAACAGAAGCACCTCTAGCATATGATTGGACAGTGATTGTTGGTTCTTTTATTATTCTTACAGTATCGCCAAAGTTTTCAATTTCTCCTGTATAGTCAGTGTTGGTAATATCCTCAACAACTGAAGCTTTACGGAAGAATTTAAGAACTTTTTGACTGTAAATCTCAGGTAAAAAATTACCTGAAGGCAGATTTGTATAACCTGCGGAGCTTGATATAGCCATAGTATTATCCTTGTTAGTTAAAAGTTAATAAACTAACGGATTCTGCCCTCTCTTCTTGCTAAGTCAATTTCTTTTTCGTACTTCTCAAATTCGTGAGGTTTCATCCGTCTTATTTCCTCAGATGACCATTCTTTTTTGCCTTTACTAGGTTCCGCTTTCTTTTTAGTAGGAACATAATCGGCTGCAGAATTAGCCTTCTGTTTTGATGTACGCTTTATACCTTTATCGGCTTTATACAAGTCTAGTACCCTAGAAGCCCATTTTGCATCAGTGTTGTTTTTAAGAACTCCGTCTGCAATGGATGGTGGTTGTTCTTCTAACCAACTAATAAACTCTTCATCTGATTTAATAGTCATAAAGTCTGGATGTGATCTTAAAAGTTCTTGTTCAGCTTTCTGTTTAGTTAACTGTACTCTTTCTTTCTTAAGTTCTTCAACTTCTGACTGCAGATTCTTAGTCTTATTGTCGGCTTGAGAATAAGCCACACTTTCTATAACGTTGTAGACATCAGGATATTCC